TGGCAAACTTGAAACCCTTTGGGGAATGGAAGTTGGACATCTTTGCGATCTTAATTCTGCTGGTATGCGTTATATGAAAGAAGGACACGCTAACTGGCAAGCAGGCTTTGGAATCTTGTATGAACAAGACGGACACGTTAAACCTGAGCTAGTGCCTTTTAATAAAGACGGCTCATTCATTGCAGAAGGCGAACTCTGGCGTTAAAGCCGTTATCAAATTGTTATAATTCAATGCTGTGTTTTAAGACACTTTTGCCTTAATCTCGTTTTAACGAGAGGGGCACTAAATGGAAAAAGAGTGGTATCCAATATCACACTTGTTAGCACACGCATATCACACTATGGACTATTACCACAAAACTAGGTGCATATTTGAGTCGTGCGATTGTGAAAACAAGCTAGCGCAATTGCAAGAATTCTACGGACTATTTATAGGAGTTAATTAAATGGATTATCTAAAGAACTACATAGAAGTAAAAGACAGAATACAAATGTTTTACGACAAATTTCCAGAAGGCACTTTGCATTTTGAATATAAAGGCGTATTGGAATTTGGTGGTGAAACTTATATTTACGGTAAAGCCTTTGCATATCCAGATCGTGACAAAATGAACTACGCAAGTGGTTGGGCTTGGGAACGTGTACCAGCTAGGGGTTTTGCTAAAGGTGCAGAAATGATGACCCTTGAAACAAGTGCCTGGGGACGTGCAATTGCAGCTCTTGGAATCGCTGTTACAAAAGGTATTGCTAGTCGAGAGGAAGTGCAACGAAATATGAAGCCAGAAAATGACCCTTGGCAGACCCCACCAGATGCCTTTAAAAAGCCCGTAGAGGGCAAAATTAGCCAAGAAACCCCCGTTCAGGTATCTGGACAAGGGCAAGGTTTAGAAACTGACAGATTTGGCAATTACAGGGTTGCTACCGAGAAGCAAATAAACTTCTTGCATAGCCTTTGTAAAGGCATTTATACTGACTGGGATAAACAAAAATTACTAACTTATTTGCAATGGCTAGCAAAAGGAGCAAATCAAGAATTTGCCAAATTAGAGTTTGCACCATACACAATCGTTAAATTCCAATTAGACAATAAAGAACAATTGGCAGATAACCTTAGTGCTTGGTTAAACGCATCAAAACTACCAACAAGTCACGAACAAGCAGAAGTGGCTGCAGCTGATTGGAGTACTGACCAATTTTAGACATACTTTTGTTAAACCCATATTTTAATGACGTTGAGCTACTACCAAACGACTACCGGAAAATAGCCGTTTGTGAGTCGTCATTAAATCCAGAAGCTGTTAACAAAACAGGCAAATATCGTGGCTTGTTTCAATTTGATAACAGATCGTGGGAATATGTCGGGGGAACTGGTGACCCTGCTCAAGCATCTGTGCGTGAACAATTTCTACGCGCACAGATACTTGTTTCAAGGCAAGGATTTAACCGAGCATTTCCACAATGCTCAAAGATTATGGGAGTTGAATGAGGTGGAAGTTTTATTAACTTTTGTTGGTGTGTTTCTGGTGTTACTCGCGTTGTATATGCGACAATAAGACTAGGAAAGGGGGGCTAATGAAACCACAAGAAGTTTACAAGCTAGAGCAAGTCTTGAGACTCTCAATTTCACAAGACTTACTCAACAAGGCATCAAACTTTCATAACAGAGATGATATGGAAGAAGCAAGAAAGATAGTAGAAAAAAAACACTAAGTCAAGACAGGGGCATTTAATGGGAATACCATTAGGCAGAGAAGCTGTTATTAGTTTGTTGTTAGGTGGCATATTTACATTGGGTATAATGCAGTTATGGGAGTGGGTGAAAGCCTATGTTAGATCTAATATCAAGGTGCGTTAGTTGTGGTTGCTGGTGTTATGCAGCCTCATATTGCAAGCCTTGTATGCAAAGGATTAAATAATGGCAATATATGTATGGTGTAAAAAATGTCATCAAATGATTGCTAAAGAGTTATTACACGAAGACTGTGAACCTAAAGTACCTATTACACCTGAAAAGGTTAAAAAACAAATGGGTATTAAATGACTGAACCAATCTATTTACACTTTCATTACGATTATGACAACAGCAAAGAATGGTTATGTCGTGATGCTAAATGCTATAAAAAACGACAGGAAGACAAACGCAAACTGGAACAATATCAAGAGCTAGTAGATCGTGATTTAATGCGTAAAGAGAATTTACAAACGATTGAAGAATCATTACAAGACCCACGCATTGACGGATATAGATAACAACTGATATAAGTACTATCTTGGTCGCTCGAGCCAAGTCTAAACTTGAAGTCGAGGGTTGGTTAATAGCCTACTCAAACAGCCGTCAGAGGGCTTATCTTGTTCTGCCTATTTAGCAGACGTGTAACGATACGAGAAGTTACGACTTGATAAACAGCTACTAACGAGTCTCCTAGTAGATCATCAAGATTTATCAAGATATGGCGAGACTAAGCCGAATAACCAATAAGGCTTCCGTTCGATAGACCTGAAACCGCAGGGGTTCAAATAGAGAATGGTTTTAATCATTAAGCCGTTCTCTGCCCTTCAACACACAAGGGTTCTTAAACAACTACGATTGTGTTATATGATTGAATAAGTTATGAATCAGATTAAACGTAACGGAAGTACTTCAAGATGGAGAAAGATTAGAGTTGCCATACTCAGACGAGATAACCACACCTGTTACTACTGCGGAATACCTACAGCTACTACAGTCGATCATCTCACACCCGTCGAGCAAGGCGGCGACGATTCATTCAATAACCTCGTTAGTGCTTGCGCGAACTGCAACTATTCAAAAGGAAACAGAACAGAAGAACAATATATTAAAGCAAGAAACAAAAAACACAGGAGCAAAATAATGAAACAAACCCAATTTTTTGAGCACGATAAGACACCACCGACCCCTGCTATGTTTTTCTCCCCAGAATGTCTTAAAAGTCCGTTTGAAAAGCCAAAGGTGAACTAAATGGGCTTAAGAGAAGAAAAACAACGCATATTGCCAGCACTTGATAAGGCAACTGAAGAAGCACAGCGTCAGGGCTTTATTACAGAGCTTGACCTTGCTGGTATTGCAGCTTTGTTTACTATTGCTGGTGTTCTGGATTCAGGTTTGTTAAAACCTATGGAAGAAATCAAATACTTATCACAGTTACAGTCAGGGTTAGACAAGTATGGTCTCAGCTTGTTTGGTCGTAAAGAAAAACCTGAGTTAGAAGTTGGTGAAGACATACTTGACGATCTTAGGAAACTCACACCCGAGAATTCAGACCACTCCACAGATTCTCCCAACTAGAGGTAACGAGGTCGCAGAGTTTGCGCGACAAATTGATATGCCTTTGCTGGAATGGCAAGAGTATTTAATCAACGAGGCTTCAAAGATTAAACCTGATGGCAGTTGGGCATACAAAAACGTGCTCGCTATCGCAGCTAGACAAAATGGTAAAACACATTTGCTCAGAATGAGAATCTTGGCAGGGCTTTATCTATGGGACGAAGAATTACAGATAGCCTCAGCTCAAACCAGAGACTTATCCTTAGAAACTTTTAAGAAAGTCGTTGAAGTCATTGACAACTATGACTGGTTACGCAAAAAAGTTAAACACGTAACAAGGGCAAATGGTCGAGAAGAAGTAATGCTAAAAAATGGTATGCGTTACAAAATTGTAGCAAGTAACTCAGGTGGGGCAAGAGGCTTGTCTTCTGATCTTGTAATACTTGATGAGCTTAGACAACAAAAAACCTATGATGCTTATTCAGCTCTTGTGTTTACTATGAACGCCAGACCCAATTCACAATTTTGGGGCATTAGTAATGCTGGTGACCATTACTCAATTGTGTTAAACGCTATGAGACAACGAGCATTAGACAAAATAGAAAAGAATCTAGATGACCCATTGTGTTTTATGGAATGGTCAGCATCACCACACAGAAAACTAAGCGACATTGAAGGTTGGAAAGAAGCAAATCCTGCACTAGGTAGAACAATTTCAGTAGACGCAATCAAAGCCAGACTAAGTGACCCACCAGAAATTTTTCAAACAGAAGTTTTATGTCAATGGGTAGAAACAATGAACTCAGCTTGGGAACAAGGTGCGTGGAATTCTTGTATGCAACCAAACCTATCACTAAAGCCTGACAGACCAACTTGGTTAGGTGTTGAAATAAGTCCAGAACGAAACTCCTGGGCTTTAACAGGTTCACAAATACTTGAAGACAAATCAATAGCCGTAGGACTAATGGAATACCAAGATCAAGACAATCCAATTGACGATCTATTTATTGCTGGACGTATTGCAGAATGGGCAAAGCATTACAACGCAGAAGAAGTCATAGCAAACAGATTTACAGGTGACTCGGTAGTAGCCAAACTTAAACAAGCTGGCATAAACGCTAACGTAATTAAAGGCTCAGATTATTACACCAATTGCGATCAAGTACTTAGTGCTATGTCAGGTGGTCGTCTAGCTCATTCTAATCAACCAGAACTATCAGCAAGTGTAAATAGTTGCATAAAAAAATCAAATGATACTGGCGCCTGGTATGTGATGAGACGTAAACCATCAACAGCTGCAATATCAATGATTCTTGCAGTCGGCAAAGCAGAACAGTACGGCTCAAGGGCGCAAAACCAAGACATTGTAGTTGCTTAGATGCTTGACTTACATAACTATTTAGTAAAGAATTAGAAGTTATGGGCTTCTTCCAAAATCTCCTTGGTATCACACCACAAGACGACGTCAACAAGATGGACGCAGCAGTTGCGCCATACAATTATCAAGATTATTCACAACCATTTGGTGTTTATGGTGTCACAAGTGTTTTACGTTCCCAAGCAATGCAAGTTCCAGCAGTAGCTAGAGCCAGAAACATTATTTGCGCAACAATCGGATCATTACCATTAGAAGTAAGACGCGAATCAAACAATAGTAAAGTTACAACACCACCATTTATCAGACAACCAGACCCAAGAATGACTGGACAATCTGTATATACATTTTTAGCGGAAGATATTTTATTTACAGGTAATGGATACTTACAAATACTTGAACTTGGCACAGATGGACGTCCACTAAGTGCTCAATGGATATCAGCAAGCCGTATCGGCAAAGTTTTAGATCAAACAAGTGCAAACGTAACAGGTTACACACTTGATAACGCAAAATTACCAACATCAGGACTTGGTTCTTTAATACCATTCACAGGATACGACGAAGGATTATTAAACAGAGCAGGAACAACTATTCTTACTGCTTTGGCATTAGAAAAAGCAGTTAAAAGATTTGCAGATGAACCAACACCAAACGTTGTGTTAAAATCCAACTTGCCAATGCCAGCAGAAAGAGTTACAGCCCTACTAGATTCTTGGAAACAAGCTCGCAATACACGTGGCACAGCATTTGTTAACGACACAATCGATTTTCAAAGCATAGGATTTAGCCCAGAACAATTAACGCTAAACGCTGCACGTCAATATATGGCTTCCGAAATTGCTAGGGCTTGTAATTTACCTGAATACTATGTCGGTGGTAACGCTGGCGGGTCAATGACTTATTCAAACGTAACAGCAGAACGCAGAAACCTAATTGATATGTCATTACGACCACTTATGAGCTGTATAACGCAAAGACTTTCAGATATTGACATTACACCAAGAGGTTCAATCGTAAAATATGACTTGGAAGAATTCTATAGCCCAAGTGCAATTGAAAGAGCCGACATTTACCAAAAGTTAATTCCACTAGGTGTTATGACAGTAAATGAAGCAAGAGAAAGAGAGGATTTGATAAATGACACTAATTAAATTTAGTACAGACATCATTTCAGCAAGCACAAGCAAAAGAGAATTGACTGGTGTCATAGTACCTTTTGGAAAAGTTGGTCACACCAATATGGGTGACGTAGTATTCAATGCTGGATCATTAACAATTGGTGAAGGCATAAAATTATTTACTGAACACGATATGGGAAAACCAATAGGCAAATTAAAATCTTTTGAAGAAACCAGCACAGGAATTGTTGGAACATTCAAAATTGCAAGAACCAACGCAGGTGACGACGCTTTGATTGAAGCACAAGACGGATTACGTACTGGCTTCTCAATCGGGGCAACAATAGATGATTTTGTGACCAACGATCAGAATGTAATTGTTAACGCAGCTACATTAAAAGAAGTTTCACACGTCACATTCCCTGCATTTGGTGAAAATGCACAAATAACTGAAGTAGCTGCAAAAGCAGATATTTCACAACCAACAGAAAGCGAGGATACTATCGTGTCAAACGAAGTAACCCCAGAAGTTAAGGAAGACGAAGCTGTAGAAGCTATTGTCGTTCCTGCTGTTGAAGCAAAAGAACGCAACGTGCGTCCTAACATCTTCACAGCACCAAGAAGCCCAATTAATTCAAAGGCTTCATTCTTAGAACACAGCATTAAAGCAAAACTTGGTAACCAAGAATCAGCAACATTCGTAGCACACGCAGAAGCACAAGCTGCTAACTTAATGACTGCTGCAGATGATTCATTCACAACCAACCCTGCTTTTAAACCAGTACAATACGTTTCAACAGTTGTTGACACTTTGATTGGTTCACGCCCAGCAATTGACGCAATCGGATCCCGTGCGCTTCCAGCTGCAGGTATGACAATCTCTGTACCAAAAATCACAACTAACGGAACTGTTGCAGAAACTGCAGAAGGTGACGCACCATCAGAAACAGGAATTGTTTCTTCATACGTAAACTTAACTGTTAAAAAATACGCAGGTTTACAACGCTATTCAGTCGAGTTGCTTGAAAGATCTGATCCGAGCTTCTTTGAGGCTATGCTTTCAAATATGCAAAAATCTTACAACAAAGCAACAGACGCAGCCGTAATTGCTGCTTTAACTGCTGGTGGAACACAAGCCTCAACAACTGCAGCATCTTCCGACGGAATCATTTCCTATGTATCCACAGAAGCACCAGCAGCTTACTTAGCAACTGGCGAACTAGCTTCTGCATACATTGCAGGAACTTCACAATGGTCATTGTTACTTGGAGCAAAAGATTCAGGCGGACGCCCAATCTACAATGCTTACAACCCACAAAATAATGCTGGTGTTTCAACACCAACTTCACTTCGTGGAAACGTATTAGGTCTAGATCTATACGTTGACGCTAACGCAGTTTCAACAACTATTGACGAATCAGCATTTATTGTTGTTCCATCATCTGTTGCAATCTACGAAAGCCCAGTACTACGTCTATCAACCAACACACCTACAACAGGTGAAATCGAAACAGCACTTTATGGCTATATGGCTACTGGAGTTCTTGTATCCGGTGGAGTTAGACGCTTCAACCTAACCTAATCCCTAGGTTAAAATCGTGAGGGTGGTTCGCCCCTGTGCCACCCTCACCCCTAAGAAAGGAAAGAAATGCCAGTATTAGTATCAGCAGCTGAACTAAGAGCTGTACTTGGTGTTTCTTCATCTTTATATAACGACGCTGCACTTGAAGCAATTATTGACACAGCAGAAGATGCCATTGGTGATTTTTTAACCCAATGGAAAGTTCCAATTGAAGCACAACAATCTGAAAGTGCTACATTAACAACTTTATACGCAACACAACCACACAAATTTTATGAAGGGCAAACAGTAACCCTTTCAGGTATTGACGGACATACTGGTTCTAAAGTTATAGCCAAAATCGTTGATACTTATACTTTTAAAATAGCAACAACAGGTGCAACAGTTCACGACGACATACATTTTCAAATTCCTAATGGAACAGCAGCAGCAAATAGTCTTTCACAATACAACAACGTAAAAGCAGTAGAAGAAGCTGTTTTACAAATATCAATTGACGTATTTCAATCCAGACTAGCCGCAGGTGGCACACAACAAGCCCTTGATTACACACCAGCACCATACAGAATGGGCAGAACACTTCTTTACAAAGTCACAGGTCTAATTTCAAAATACATAGACTCCAATAGTCAAGTAGGTTAATCTATGGCCTTATCAGACCTTAGAAACACCTTAAAAACAGCAATAACCTCTGGAACAAACTACACAGCTTATGATCACGTACCAGAAATAATAATTCCACCAGCAGCCCTTATTTTAGCTTCTGACCCATACCTTGAACCAATGGTTATTGGCAATACAAAGAATTGGTACGTAAGACTTACTTTAGAAGTGGTCAGCACTACGTATTCAAATCCAAGCGCATTAACAAACTTGGAAGATGATATAGAAACAATCTTGGCACTTGTTCCGACTTCTTGGGTTATACTGTCGGTATCTAGTCCGAGAATTAGGCAGACCAACAGTACTGATCTGTTAACTGCTGAAATCCAACTACAAACAGCCTACACAGGCTAAGGAAGGCAACAATGGCAACAACAATCTTAAGTGGTCGTTCACTTGTTTTGACTATTGCAACTAAAGATTATTCAGATCAAATCTTGACCGCAAACTTAACAATCGCAACAGATCGTTTAACTTTTGACACTATCGCAGGACGCGCTTACAAGTACATTGATAGCAACACAACTTTGGATCTTGAATTCCTAAACGATATTGGCGAAACAGACTCATTGACTAAAGCTCTATGGGACGCAACTGAATCAGCACCAGACACAGTTCTAGCCGCTGTTTTGACTGCAAAAACTGGCAAAACATTTACTTTCAACGTGCTACCTTCTTGGCCAAGCCAAGGTGGAACAGGTTCAGATGCTCAAAAAGTTTCTGTATCTTTGCAAGTTGTTGGAACAATTACCGAGTCATTATAAACAAAGAACAGGGGCACACAAATGCTTAAATTACAAATCGCTTGGACTTTAGATACAGGAGAAGTATATGAAG